CATCTCACCACCAGTCAACTACGCAGTCTACAACAACAACATTGATACACTAGAGAGGGCGATAAAGGAGAGAGTGTTTTTCGTAAAGGATGGCACTGGATTCCACGCCCCACCTCAACCAGATCAACTCGGATTTGGTAGGCTAGATGATGTAAAAGAGAAACTTAAGAGTATGGTTCGATATTCCACCCCGATGTCTTATCAGCAGTTTGCTGATTCATACCAGGGTCGCAAGAGGACTATATATACAAATGCGATGAATTCAGTATTAACAACACCAATTTGCCGCAGAGACTCATACATCAAAGCCTTCGTGAAATGCGAGAAATATAACTTCACAGCGAAGAAAGATCCGGTTCCTAGGGTTATCCAACCACGTGACCCTAGGTATGGTATCAGTGTTGGTCGGTATGTAAAACCGATCGAGAAAAGAATTTACAAAATGATTGACAAGCTATGGCAAGGTAGCACAATCATGAAGGGGTTAAACATGACACAAAGAGGGAAGGTGATTCTAGGTCACTGGGACTCGTTTGATAACCCTGTGGCGGTTGGTTTGGACGCATCAAGATTTGATCAGCATGTTTCAGAGAAAGCATTAGAGTGGGAGCATTCCATATATGAGATGTTCTACCCCGGTAATGATGAACTGAAGAAGCTGTTGAGATGGCAGAGGGCAAACCAAGGTAGTGGTAGGTGTGAGGACGGCAAGTTACATTATAAGATTAGAGGCAAACGTATGAGTGGGGATATGAACACAGCGTTGGGCAACTGTCTATTGATGTCAAGCATGGTATACGCCTACTGCGATCACGTTGGTGTGAGAGCTAAGTTGGTTAACGACGGTGATGATTGTGTTGTCTTCATGGAGAAACACGATCTCAATAGGTTCCAACAAAACGTCGATGAATATTTCACCGCACTAGGATTTACCATGGTGAGTGAGAGCCCAGTTGACGTCATTGAGCAATTTGTGTTTTGTCAAGCACAACCTGTATTTGATGGTAGCGCTTACATTATGGTACGTGATCCTCGGGTGGCAATCTCCAAAGATGCCACAATTATAACAGATATACCAAACAACAAGGTATTTAAGAGGTGGTGCTCAGCCGTCGGCCAAGGAGGGATCTCCATGACCGGGGGTATCCCAGTTTGGCAGGAGTTTTATTCACTCCTGTACAGATATTCCGGAGGCGCCAGACCACTAGATCACCTTAGTATGCAAGCCGGTGTGAGAATTATGGGTCGAGGTATGGACCGTAAGAGCACCAATATATCTGAATTAGCCCGTGTGTCTTTCTACCGCGCCTTTGGAGTCATACCAGAGGCCCAGGTCGCAATTGAGGAGCAATATCGGCAGCAAACATTAGAGTTCGAAAACGGAACCACTGAGTTTGTTGTGCTCCCCTACTTGGGGCCACACCCGTGATGGGATCATCAGTCTGCACCAGACTCAAACAGGTGCATTGGGTCCCACTAGGTAATTGCCCAAAACGGTGCTCTGCTTAATAATTCGTGCTAAACAAAATGCCAAACGACTACACAGCG